CACATCACCCGCACGCCGAAGATCACGGGCAAGGGGCAAATCTACTTCATCAACCTGTTCAAGCGGCTGGTGGAGTCATGAACATCCGTTGCCGCCACCGTATTCCTTCACCCGAAGCCGTGGGATTCCTTACGGCGGAAGGCCTCAGGGAAGCCGCCGCACAATATCCGTATTTGCGGCCCTGCAAGAAGCATAGCTGGAACTGGCTGTATCGGAAGGCCTGCGCGAAGTGTGGAGATAGAATTGAAGTGCCGCTTGAAGGTTCAGAACACGAAAAAGGCCCGGTGGGGAAACACCGGGCCAAGGAGGATGAAAACATGCGAGTTATTCATCAAAACGTTGAAAACAGTATGCCCGCAACCGGGCCTGCCGTCAAGGGAAAGGTGTGAATATGGGCGGCTATTTCAAGGTCTGGCGCAAGATTGAGGACTCGAAGTCGTGGAGCCGGGGCGCGCTGTATCGTGGGCTGATGATCACACTTCTCCAGAAGGCGAACTGGAAGCAAGGATACTTTCACGGGCAGGAAATCCTGCCTGGTCAGCTTGCCTGTTCCGGGGCTTTGCTGGCGAGCGAGCTTGACCTGTCGCGGTATCAGGTGATGCGGATGCTGGCGACGCTTGAGGACGACGGCTTCATCTCGCGCAAGACTTTCGGAAAAGTATGCACGTTGATTACCGTCGTGAATTGGCAGTTATACCAGTCCACTACGGAAGAGGCCGCACAGCAGCCGCACAACGGGCGCACAAGCGGCGCACAGGTTCCGCACACGATAGAAGAAGGGAAGAAAGCAAGAAAAGAAATCCCTTCTGCATCCGCCGATGCAGCGGAGGAGGCTTCCCTCCCGGGAAAGGAAAGGCGGGAAGACACGGTTCCAGCTTCCGTACACGTTACGGACAACCCACCCACAACGAGCGCTGCCGCACCCGCTACCGGGGAAAGGCCCGCACCTGAACCGGCGTATCGGACGGCGACCAAACGTGTACTCACGGGGCAGCGGCTGGCGTGGTTCAACCGCGTATGGGACGCCTTCGGCTACAAGCGCAACAAGGCCGAGGCTGCGGACGTCTTTATCGACATTGAGGGGCTGTCCGAGCCCTTAGTGGCCGCCATATGCCGGGCGGCCCAACAGGAAGCGGCACGCAGGCCCGACCTCATGGCGCGGGGCAAAACGCCGAAGATGCTGACGGGCTGGCTGTCCGGGCGGCGATGGGAGGACGAGGCGGACGCACCGCCCCCGCTTGTGCCGGTTGCGGCCCGTGGCCCTCTGCTTGGCGATCCCGTCATCGACATACCGACACAGGCGCAGCGCGAAGAAGGCTGGAAGGCGGGCTTGTCGTTCATGAAGAAATGGCGGCATGGCGTGAGGCCGGACAATCAGGCCGGACAGTTTGACCGCCGGAAGCCGCTGCCCATTCCGGCGAATTTCAGGAGCGTCCTGCAACGGGCGCTGTAGGAGAACGGCTTATGACATGGAGCGCTTCCAACGAACCTGCCCCCGTCCGGCGCGCACCGGCGAAGCGGGCCCCGTGCCCTCCCGAGTCGGAAGAGCAGAAAGCCCTGTTCGACTGGTGGCAGCGAACGCCGTATGCCCGGCACTTCGTCATGTACCACATCCCGAACGGCGGACGCCGGGACAAGCTCACCGGGGCACGGTTGAAGGCCGAGGGCGTGGTGGCGGGCGTCCCCGACGTGTTCCTTGCCTCGCCCCGGCAGGGGTTCCACGGGCTGTACATCGAGATGAAGCGCCAGCGCGGGGGGACGGTTCAGGCCACGCAGAAGGAGCTGATCACAGCGCTCCGTCAGGCCGGGTACCGCGTCGAGGTCTGCAAGGGCTGGTGGGAGGCGCGGGAAGTCATCGAAAACTATCTGACCGGGGAAATCCCCAAAGGAGCGTCCAGGCGTGTCGAGCCAGCAGCGAACCAGCAGCCCCTCACGGATCGTCGAGGTCGTTGTGCCGTTCAGGGAAGATGAAAGCTTTGTAGACAGACTGGCCCGCACCAATGACGCTCTCGGCAGGGCTATCCACGCGCAGCTCCCCGCGTGGAACGTCAAGCGCGACGAGATCGCCGTATTCGGGCCACAACGGGCGCATCGCAACGGAAGCGTCTCGTATGTCTACCGGCTGGTCGAGGACCGCAAACCGCTGTTCGGCAAGGGTAAGAGGCCGGAACGGGGGCTCATGAAGCACAACGTATGGAAACAGGAAACGGAAGCCGCCGCTTTCTAGGCTGGCGAAAGGTGGGGGATGTCGTGGAATTGATGGAAGCGGAGTTGATTCTTGGCAACGGCAGCGTGCAGGCCGGGCGCGGCCTGATGGCGGCGTTGGCGAAGCGCATGGGCGAGGCTCGGGAGAAGCACCCGTGGCCTGAGCACGCGGATGGCGAATATCAAGCCCTCGGCGTCGTGGGGGAAGAATACCACGAGTTGGTGATCGCCGTGGAGAAGGAGACGCCCGAACGGATGCGGGACGAGGCCCTTGATGTCGCGGTGACGGCCCTTCGCATGTGGGCGGGGGAGCATGAAAGGAGAGGAGCGTGAGCGCATTCGACAACGAGAACAGACCGGGACGTCCGCGAAAGTGTCCTCCTTGTCCGTTGTGCGGACGGGATGAGATGCGGAGTTACGGTTCGCATATCTTCGGGCACATGAGTACTCGATTCTGTGGGTGTCAACATTGCCAATATACCGACGTTTGGGTCGAGCCTGTGAACGGCGGGCACGGCTACTGGAAGAAAGCCGCGCGAGGAAAAAACCTTCCAACAACCCCTTGAACCCTCATCCCCTTGAAATGGTATGCTCCTGACCAAAAATCAGGAGTTTTTTATGGCTGTTCTTCCCTTGCGTCACTTCTCCCCGGTCGAGTTCCGCTGCAAATGCGGGTGCGGCACGGGCATGGAGAAGATGGACGCCGACCTGCTCCAGATGCTCGATGAGGCCCGCGATCTGGCGGGCATCCCGTTCCCCCTTTCTTCCGCCTACCGCTGCCCCAAACACAACAGGGCGGTCGGCGGTGTGCCCACCTCAGCGCACACTCGCGGCTACGCTGTGGATATCCGCTGCGTGGATTCCCATTCCCGTTTCGCCATGCTGCAAGCCCTGCTTGAGGCCGGGTTCCGGCGCGTCGAGCTGGCTCCGACGTGGATCCATGTGGACAACGACCCCGACAAGCCGCGCGACGTGGCCTTTTACCAGCATGGAGGCAAGTACTGATGGAAGCGACCGTGATTGATTTCATCTTTTCGACCTTGATGAGCCTTTCCGCGCAGTACCCCGACGCGGCGTGGCTCGCCGTCGCCCTGAGCGTGGTCATGACCGTGTGCGGCCTGTGCGCCGTAGCCACCGTCTGGATGCCCGTGCCCAAGGAAACGGTGGGGCTTTATGCCGTCTTCTACCGCTGGGTCCATGCCCTTGCCGCGCACTTCGGGCAGAACAAGGGTGCCGTGGCGGACGGCAAGTCCGAAACCGTGAAGGCCGAAGTCAAGGCCGTGACGGGGAAGTGATGTGCGGGCCGTCCTTGAGTTCCTTTCATCGCTCGCCGGGCTCCTCAAGCTGTGGCTGCGTCAACGGTACGGTGAACGCCGCGAGGCTGATCGCACTGCTGTTCGTGATGATGCTGGCGGCGAGTGGGTGCGCTCGATGGGCGGAACCGACAGCCGCGACAAGCCCGGCTCCGCTGACGCCGGGGGCCGTCGTGACGGGTGAGTGGTCCTACTCCTACCGGGGCGAGACGTTCACCGAGCCAGGCGAGTGGGTGCACCTGCCCGCAGGCGAGGCCGGGAACTTGCTTCTGTGGATCAAGAGCGTTGAGGAGGCGCAATGAGCGACGACATGCAGATGTTGCGGGATCTCGGCGAAGTGAAGGCCGAACTGTCTGCGGTCAAGGCCGAACTTGCCGGACTGCGCGAGCGTATCGACGATGTGGTCATTTCAAACCTGCGTGACCACGGCAAGCGCATGTCCATGCTCGAAACCCGCGTTGCCGCGCTTGAAGCCGCCGAAAACCGCCGGGCCGGGGGCATGGCCGCACTCGTGGCTGTAGCGGCTGCGGCAGGAGCGGCCGGGAACGTCCTTTCGCGCTGGATCGCGGGATAAGCGGCTCACATATTTCGGCTGAGGCAATCCCCAATTTTGGGAAACGATGTCATGGAAAGGAGCAATACCATGCCCAAGATGAACCCCAATTCCACGGTATCCCGGATCAACAGCCTTACCGGTGCTGGCCGCCGCATTGCCCGGAACCGGAACTACGCCGTCGGCAATCAGGCCCGCGCCATGCGTTCCGCCGCCGTATTCAAGACGCAGATGTCGCCCACGCGGTTCAAGCGCGCCACCGGGACAGGCGGCCACTGATGTCGACCCGCCCGCTTTTTCGCACCGTCGAAACGGCGGCGGCCATCACCGACAGCGTCCTTGTCTCCTTCTCCGGGGGCAAAGATTCCGTCGTCACGCTGGACTTGTGCGTGAAGCACTTCCGGCATGTGGAGGGCTTCTTCATGTACTACGTGAAGGGGCTCTCCTTCCAGGAACAGATCTGCCGCTACTATGAGGACAGGTACGGGCTTCCCATCCATCGGGTGCCCCACTTCGAACTTTCACAGTTCCTCCGCTACGGCCTATACCGCCCCACGGACTTCTCCGTGCCCGTCGTCAGCATCAGGGACGTCTACAACTACCTGCGGCTGAACACCGACATCTGGTGGATTGCGGCCGGGGAACGGATTGCGGACTCGGTATGGCGCCGGGCCATCATCAAGTCCTCGGGAACCATCGACGAAAAGCGGGGGCGCATCTATCCCGTGGCGGAATGGAGGAAAGAGGACGTGGTCGCCTACATCCGGCAGAACAAGCTCAAGGTCGGCGTCGAATCGCGCAAACTCGGCTTTTCGTTCGGCTCGTTACAGGCGCGGGAAGTCATCCCGGTGAAGCGGCATTTCCCCGCGGACTTTGCCAGAATCAGGGCGTGGTTCCCCTTCGTCGAAGCGGGGATCATCCACCATCAGCTCAAGGAGGAACGCCGTGGGCGGGAAACTCAGCAAGTACCAGAAGTTTGAAGTCGAGGTCATCAGCCGGGGCGAGATCCATGGAGCGGATTACAATCCGCGCGTCATTTCCGAAGACGCCCGCAAGCGGCTCAAGAGGATGCTGGCGAAGCACGGCCTTGTCCAGCCGCTTGTGTGGAACCGGAGGACCGGCAATCTCGTTTCGGGACATCAGCGGCTTTCACAGCTCGATCAGCTTGAGCGCTCCCAAGACTACGACCTGCAGGTGTCCGTGGTGGACGTCGACGAGCGAGAAGAGAAGCTCCTGAATGTCCAGCTCAACAACCCCTCCATGCAGGGCGACTGGGATATGGACAAGCTGAACGGGCTGGCTGGAGAAAACGGCATCGATCCTGAAGAGTTCGGGTTCTCCTCCGGCGACATCTCCGTCATGTTCGACGGCGACATGGGCGGGGCCTTCTCCGATACTGAAGAAGTGGCCGAAGCCAAGGATACCCTGCGCGAAATCAAGGCGCACCGGGCGGAATCGACAGAGAAGATGAAACGGGAGGCCAGCGGCGAGTTCTATTTCACCGTCGTCTGCGAAAACGAAGGCCAGAAGAAAGCCATGCTCAAGGCTCTGGGCGTCCCCCATTGGGAAGCCTTTGTACATGGCTCTCAGCTGGCCGGGCTGCTGGGCGTCTAGACGAGCCCCTGCTGCTCAAGGAATTCTTCCAGCGTCAGCGGGTCGTCTTCGTCTTTCCAGCGCAGCCCCTGCTGGTACATATAATCGCAATGATCCTCATACCCATCCGGCAGGCGCTTCAAGAGGGCATCGTCCACCTCAAAGAAGTTGAGCTTGCCCTTCACCGGGAAGGGGATGACCTCATAGAGCGGTTTGACATGCCAGGCAAAGCCCTTGAGCGCGTCCTCCACGTCATCGTCGAACAGCATGGCCGCAGGCACGTCGGCCTTGGTCATGGGGAGCACATCAACAAGTTCGACCACGCCGAGCCCCATCCCGCCGGGGGCGATGAGCCCGTCGTTGATCGGGTAATCCCCCTTGCTCGAACAGATCAACAGCGGCCCACGGTAATTGCAGCGCCATGTCCGGCACTCCACAGATTTTCCTCCGCCGGCGAGAAACGATGCCCAAGGCTGCCTGACCGAAATAGCTTTCATACGCGACTCCTCTTTTGAGTTTTGCGCCAGTATAGCATCCCGTCGCGGCGATGCAACGAAAAAAGCAAAGGAACGACCCCGTGCAATGCACAGCCAAATCGAAACGCTCAGGCGAGCAATGCAGGAACCATGCGGTAAAGGGAAAAACAAAGTGCCGTATTCACGGAGGCGCAAACGACGGCCCTCCAAAGGGCAATAAAAACGCTCTGAAACATGGCGCATATGAGGCCATATCGCTGGAAACCATGACGGAAGAGGAGATCGCCTACGCCAATGCGGTCACGCTGAATCCGTGCGAAACCCTCCGCGAGCAGCTCAAGACGCTCCGCGTCAAGGAAGCGCGCATCGCCAAACGCCTGAAAAAGGCCAAGGACGACATGGAAAACGTGGGCAGGGACGACGGGACGGGCAGGAAGATCCCCGCAATGGTGGTGCTGACGGGGACGCAGGGCAAACAGGCCGACGCCGAGGGGCGCGAGTCCACATCCCTTTCCACGGCCTCCGAAACGCAGGAGATGCACTACCTGCGGCTGGACGCTGCCCATTCGATGGTCCTCGAACAGATCCGCCGGGTTTCGGACAGCCTCGCCCGGATGGAAGGCGAAGGCGGCGAGGAAAGCAGGAACGGGGTTGCCATCGTCCTCGATTTGGGCGGCGGGAGGAGACATGAAGGCGACGGTAACTGACGGCATCCCCGTCCCCGTCTACCACGCGGAACCCACGCTTGCGCGGTTCCATGCCAGCGACGCCTTTTTCCGTGGAGTCCGCGGGCCTCTGGGCTCCGGGAAATCCGTCGGCTGCTGCGCCGAGGTCATGTCCCGCATCCTCCGCCAGAAGGCGTTCATGGGGCTCAGGCGGTCGCGGTGGGCGATCATCCGCAACACCTACGGCGAACTGAAGACGACCACCATCAAGACATGGATGGACTGGTATGGGGCGGTAACGAAAATCTCCTACGGGCACCCCATCATGGGCCTTATCAACATGCCGCTTCAGGACGGGACGGCTGTACAGGCCGAGCTTGTCTTCATCAGCCTTGACCGCCCGGATCACGTCAAAAAGCTCAAGTCCCTTGAGCTGACGGGCGTATGGCTGAACGAAGCCAGCGAACTGCCGGAAGAGGTTCTGCAAATGGCGACCGGGCGCGTGAACCGCTATCCGAGCAAGATGCAGGGCGGGTTCTCGTGGACGGGCATCATCGCCGACACAAACTCATGCAACGTCGACAACTGGTGGTACAGGCTCGCCGAGGAGGAACGCCCGGAAGGGTATGACTTTTTCGCCCAGCCCCCTGCTCTTCTCGTCGAAAAGGATGCCGAGGGAAAGCTCCAGTACCGGGAAAACCCGGAAGCGGAGAACATCGAAAACCACACGGCGGGGTACGGCTATTACTTCCTCCAGCTTCCCGGCAAGCATACGGAATGGGTCAACGTCTACGTCATGAACAGGTACGGGAGCAGCAACCCCGGAAACCTCGTCTACCCGGAATACGGCGACGGGAACCTGACGGGCGTTTCCTTCGATCCCGGCAGAGACGTCATATGGACCCACGACTTCAACTTCACGCCACTTTCCTCCGTAATCCTCCAGACGGACAAGGACGGAAACGTCTATGCCGTCGACGAAATCGTGCTCTCTTCCGCCGTGGCGAAACAGGCGGCCGTCGAGTTCTGCGAACGGTACGCGGGGTTCAGGGGCATCGTTTATCTTTACGGGGACGCCAGCGGGCATGTGGGCGAAAAGCACGGGCACGCGAGCGACTACGTAACCCTCGAACAGGAACTGAGGCGCAACGGGTTCCGGGTTCAACAGAAGGTGCCCCGCACCAATCCCGCGATCAAGGACGGGCAAGCCAGCCTCAACGCCAAGATCTGCGACGCCATGAACGTCCGTTCCTTTTTCGTGAACAAGGGGAAATGCCCGATGCTGCACAAGGGCCTTTCCACGCTGAAGCTCAAGGGCGGCAGCACGTTTCAGGAAGAGGACGCCGAGTACCAGCATATTACCACCGCCGTCCGGTATTACACGGCGGTCGAATTCCCCATCAAGAAACGCGAAATCTTCTTCGGAAGCTCGCACGGATAAGGAGCGACAATGAACAGCAGTTACGAGCAGAAACACCCGCTGTACGCGGCATCCTCCACCAAGCGCCGGAAGGCGATGGATCTCTACGAAGGAGGGGAACGGATCGAGGGGAACAGGGCCTACCTGACGCGCCACACCTACGAATCGGACAAGCAATACGACATCCGGGCGAGCCGGGCCACCTACCGCAACTTCGCGGCCCCCATCGTGGACGTGTTCGCCAGCTTCATCAACGAGGGGCGGCCGGAGCGTATTTTGCCCGATGCCCTCCGCCCCATCGAGGCGGACGCCGACAGGTACGGCATGACCGCCGACGCCTTCTTCGCGGACGTGACCCGGCTCGCGGCGGCAGGCGGGGCGCGGTTCGTCATCGTGGACATGGAACAAAAGAAAGGGGAAACCGTGGCGGAGGACAGGGCCAGCGGTCGCCGTATGGTGCCCTACTTCACCTCCATCAGCCCCGACGACGTGTGGGACTGGGGGATGGACGCCAAGGGCCTCGCGTGGGCGGTCGTCCACAGCGAAGAGATGGAGCACCCCGCAGCCTTCGCCGCCCCGCTCCGCTACGAAACCCTGACCGTCTGGACGCGGGACTCGTGGACTCGCTACCGCCGCCCGATGAAGGACAAGGAGAACACCGAGTACACCATTGCCGAGGACGGCGAGCGCAGGCACGGGCTCGGCGCCGTGCCGCTGGTGCCGTTCCTGTTCGAGCCGACCTCCCCCATGACCGGGCTCCCCGCCACGGACGACGTGCTGTCCCTGATCCTGCGCATCTACAGGCGGGACTCGGAACTCGACAAGATGCTGTTCGACCGGGCCGTCCCTCTGCTCAATGTGGGCGGCGTAAGCCAGGAGCATTGGGACACGTTCGTGGTTGCCAGTTCCAACGCCCTCATGAGTACGGAACCGGGCGGCATCACCGCGCAGTACGTGGAGCCGTCGGGTACCGCGTTTCAGGCGCAGGCCGAAGCCCTTGCCCGCGACGAGGCCAGCGTGCGGGAAATCGCCCTTCGTATGGTCCGTCCACAGTCCGCCGTGGGAGAGTCCGCCGAGTCCAAGGCCATCGACAAAACACAGCTCGACACGCAGCTTGCCAGCTTCGCCCGGCGCAGCGGCAGCGCGGAAGCCCTCTGCTGGAAGCTCGCCGCCCGGTGGCTTGGAGCTAAGGAGGACGGGATCGAGGCGAAATACAACGAGTCGTATGATGTGGGCGAGGCGACGGTGAAGATCAAGGGGCAGACGCCCGCGAAGGAAGGCCAAGGGTGA